CACCCTTTAGCCTGACTAAACACTCTTATGACATCACACACCGTCTATTACAACGAAGCCCCCGTCGACCAATCCGACTACCCCGCCCTCGCCGAGAAGTTCAAAATCCCTTATGAAGTGGTGTTCCGCTGTGTCGAGGCGCTGGAGAAGACCGGAGAGGTGCCAATCATGGCGTTTTCCGGCCCCACCAGAGAGCGCGTAAGGGCCTTGGCAATGGCTTTGGGCACAGAGTCCCCGGAAGCCACTCAAGACGCGCCACAGGAGCCAGTGGAGGCCCTTGCAGAGCCACCTGTAGAGATTGTCTACGACGCCAAAGACGAACCAACCGAATGGGAACGTGAATCCATCCACTCCCAGCATGTGAATTCCCCGCAGACAAAGGATTCCAGCGATGTTCACGAAACCAATTTCGTCGACATAAACAACGAGTTTGCCCCGGAGGAAACCACCGAGCGCGACGAGATTGTCGAACACGCGGCCCACGGGCTGATGGCTGCGTTCTCCGATTCAGACGGCTGCTTCATCATCTCCGACGACGGGTGCTGCCGGATCAACCCGGACAAGCCGCCGACTCTCCAACACTCGCTGGTCGTTGTCGCCAACGTCCTCAAGCTGAAGGACCTCGGAACAGTGGTGGACGACAAGAGCTCGTGGATGCTCGGTTCGATCATCTCCTCCTTGGAAGACTTCCACGGCGAGAACTTCTCCGTTTCCCAAGTGTGCGACTCCACCACCAAGGCATACAACACGGTGGTCACCGCCGTCGGCGTGTTCAACGCGTTCAAGCTGAAGCGCTACAAGCTGTCGTTCTCGTCGCACAAGGAGGCGCACTACGCCAAAATCCCCGACGCCCACAAAAAGCTCATCCTGCACAAGGCCGAAACCTACAAGGTGGGGCCGAAGTCAATCCGGGCGCTGTGCTCCATCGCCAAGACCATGGAGGACGACACCACCATCCGCAACATCCGCAGCCAAAAGCAGGCGCTCGACCTGATCGCCGCCTACAAGGAGGCCAAGGTGACTTACATCGTTTACGAGGAAGGCGAGTGGACGCGGGTGAACGGACTGGCCGGTGACCCGCCTGAAGGCAAGATTGTTTTGAACACCAAGGAGTGGACCGCACAGGTCGGCAACCAAATCCTCCCCATCGCCAAGCGCAGCACCCTCAAGTCATGATCGAACCCCTCATCCCCCCCGAGCGCGACCTATCCGGACTCGTCAAATTCTTCAAAGCCGTCAACGAGGTGACGGGAACCATCCAGAAGGACATCAGCATCGCCCTACTGAAAGACCCCGCCATGCAGAAAAAAGTGTCGAACCAGCTGAAAATGTCAGAAAACGACGCGCAGTTGGAAACCGACAAGGTGGTGAAAGCGTTCATCGACGAGATGCCGAAAGCGACGATGAACGGCTACAACCTGTTCGGCAAGGTGTTCGCCATGCACGCCAACATCACCGGAGACCCGACGATGCACGACGTCTTCGACGAGGTGAACCGACAGGTGTTCGACGAGATGAAAGACCACTGAACAACCAGCTCACGGACGCCTAAGCGTTCCGTGCAGCTTCATGTTCTCAACTTTAGCCTGACTAAACCAACCATTCACCCAACAACCACCCACACATGAATCAACGCGACCAGCAATTCTTTGACCTTCAATCCATCCGCGACGCATTGGCCGGGCGCATCGACGAATTCGTCCTCAACCTGTTCCCCGAGGCCAAGCGCGAGAGCTCGTGCTACATGATCGGCGGCATCGACGGCAGCAAGGGTCGCCGGATGATGGTGAGCACCCGCGCCAACAACCCCGGCTACTACCTCGATTTCTCCGACCCGTCGATCAAGGGCGGTCCTTGGAGGCTGGTGTCCCAAGTGAAAGGCATCACCCTCAAGGAAGGCATCGCGTGGCTGGCCAAGTTCTGCAACGTCCCTCCCATCCAATCGTTCGGCACCATCAGCCAAGCAAAAGACCCGGAGGCGCTGGCCCGCACGATGAAGGAGCTTTCCGCCAAGTCCATTGAATATGCCAAGGCTCGCGGCATCACCGAGGACACCCTGCGCAAATACGGAGTGGCGTCCGACGTCCGCGACGGCGTCCTTTTCCCCTACTACGACGCCTTCGGCAACTTGGGAATGACCAAGCACTGGGGCCACAAGCTCAAGGCGGACGGCAAGAAGGACACGTGGGTGAGCGCCGAGCCCGTCATCTCGATCTTCGGCAAGGACGTCTGCGACCCTGAGACCGGGCTTCAACGGCTCGTCATCTGCGAGGGCGAGTGGGACGCGATGGCGTGTTGGCAGGCTGGCATTCCCGCCGTGTCCATCCCGATGGGCGCGTCCAACATGAACTGGATTACGGAGGACTACCAATACCTGTCCCACTTCGACGAGATCGTGCTGTTGTTCGACAACGACGAGCCCGGCAAGAAGGGAGCCAAGGAGGCGTCCGCCCGTCTCGGGACCGAGCGCTGCCTGACCGTCCGCCTTCCCCTCAAGGACGCGAACGACATGCTCCGCGCCGGACGCGGGGCCGAAATCCTCAAGTGCATCGAAAGCACCACACGGGAGCCGATGGCCGAGATCGCCGACCCGGAGTCGATGAAGGAGACGGTGAGGTCCTACATGAAGGGCGAGCACCTTTCGGACGGCGACGCGTTCTTCCTGCCCAACTTTGACCTGACGTTCCGCAAGCACGAGATGACGCTGTGGTTCGGGTTCTCGTCTCATGGAAAGTCACAAGCCGTTCAGAACCAAGTGGCTTCATTGATGAGCCAAGGGAAGGTGACGTGTGTCGCCTCGTTTGAGCAGCCGCCGGAAATGACCCTGTCCCAAATCCTCCTCAACTTCACCGCCTATCCAAACCTTCCGTTCCACGAGGAGTTCGACCCGGCCTACGCCTACATGGCCAAAAACGTGTTCATGTATAAGGCGCGGAAGCGGGCCGACCCGAAGCACCTCATCCAAACCTTCATCCACGCGCACAAACGCTACGGCATCGACACCTTCGTCATCGACAACGTCATGACCATGGACATCGACCGTGGCGACAATACCGCGCAGGCCGAAGCCGCCGACTTGGTGCGTGTCTTCGTGGCTGAATACCCGGTCCACGTCCACGTCGTCGCCCACCCGCGCAAGCCCCCGGAAAACACCGGCAAGGTTCCGGGCATGGCGGAGATCCGTGGAGCGTCGGAATGGGGAGACATCCCGAACAACGTCATCGCTATCTGGCGCGACATGCCGAAGGCGGAGAAGATCGCGGAGATGGAGGACCAAGGGTCGGAGCAGTCGGAGATCGACCAGTTCTGGGCGTCCACACCGTGCGGCAAGATTGTCGTCAGGAAACAACGGGCGACCGGCAACCTGCCGATGGCGTCGTTCTACTTCCACAAGCCGACGATGCGCTTCATGAACCGAATCGGCAAACCGTCTCCGATGTTCTCCGAACAACCGTGGATCACCCCTGATTCCAAATGAAAACCATCGACCACGTCCGTCGGGTCCTCAGCGACCTGCAATATCAGTTCCCGAACGGGGACACCACCTTCAGCGCCTGCCGCAACGGCTGCGGTGAAGGGGCTCGGGGCGGAATGGAATGCCCCGACTGCCTGACTCTAAAGCTAGGGAAGGTGGTGGGGGACGACCTCGCCCGCCGACACCTCGTGGCGCTGAAGGTTTACAAGTCGCTCCACAACAAGATCATCGAAACCGCGCAATCCAAATGAACGACCCGCTCAGCACCCAAGTCGACGGCAACCATTACAAAGACCGCGCCATCCAGCCGGTGGAATACTGCCAGAAAAACCAACTGAATTTCTGTGAATCATCGGTAATCAAATACGTCACCCGCCACCGCGAGAAAAACGGACGCAAAGACATTGAAAAAGCCATCCACTTCCTTCAACTCCTCATCAAACTCGAATACGAACCATGAAATCATCCACCCACAAAATGGCGGAAGCCATCACCGCAGCGCTTGGCCCGATCTTCCACGCCAATCCCGACTACAAAACCATTTCGGAAGCGATGGCCTTGACCTTGGCGCGGGTGGCTCAGTCCACTCCCGACCGTGGATTCGAGCTCTTTGCGATGGACTCCATCCACGAACTCGCCAACAGAGCCCTTGAACAATTCCTCAATGAAGAAGAAGCCAAAGCCAAGGTCTTGGCTAAAGGAGTTGATGGATTTGCAGAGATGTATGGACCCGTCAACGGACTCGCCGCCATCAACGGAGGCGTGTCACCCGAAGCCTGTGCGGAAGCCGAAGAGTTTGCTGGACAAGACCACTCCGAAGAAAGCTGGGCGAACAGTTCCATCCATCAAGAAATCGCCCGGTTTGAACAAGAGCATCCAGAGGTCAATAATGGATACGAGCCCGACCGCCACAACCCGGACGGACCCAGAGCTTACCTATGAGCGCCACGAGGCACCAAG